TTCTTCTGTTCCCCATTCTTTGACTTCAATTTTTTTAATTTCTTGAGAATCAAAGTGAGCAACAACATTATCTATGGCTCTACTCATTATGAGTAAGTGCCAATAGTCAATGCACCTGTACCTTGAAAAGCTATAGTCATTTCAACCAAGCCATCATGTGCCGCAGTTCTAGTAACATCAGTCACAATTGCACTTCCTGATAATTTGTAACTACCTGAACCTGTGCCTTCAGGTGCTAAATTCAAAGTGAATGAAGAACCTATAGTTAAAGAAACTTGACCACTTGTATCAGTATCATCAAAAAACAGATCAACTGAACCAGAAAATTCTGTCAAAGTTGCTTCAAAAGTTTTTGCTGAGTCACCCATTGAAGTAGATTCTGTAGTATCACCTGTTTGTGTAATACTGTAAGACCTAACTTCAGCAAGTGCATTACTGCCTGTCTGCACGACACCAGCTTTACCTGTAAATACCGCCATTATTTATCCTCTTTAGATTTTGTTTTAATTTTAGACTCTCCTTCAAGAATCCACCCATTTGCTTTCAGATTTTCTACTTCAGAATCAAAAACAGTAACTTTGCTTTTGCCATCAGGAGAAACCATTACATTTTTATCCATAATAAAAAACCTCTATAAAGCTACATCTGCTGTCGCTTCTGTAGTCAAATAATTTATATTATATACCATTGTCATAACTGCAACAGGTTGTTCACCTTCTGCATTGTAATTTATTTCGGTTGAATCTAGAAAAGTATCTCTTGCTAAACTATTGTGAGTTACATCTGCACCCATAGCTGATTCAACTTCTTTGGCAATCGTATCAATAGTATCATCAAAGTTTGTGTTGGCTTTGACATACGCTTCAACTACTAGAGATAAGTTCCTTTGTAATGTTCTCGTTGAACCCATTTCTAGTAATTCTGAATCTTCAGATTTGGTATAAATTATGATTGCAGGTAATTTAGCATTTTCTAAATTATAAACTCGACTTTGAAAAACATTAGAACCTGTAGTAGTTAGTCCTGTTAAAGTTGTGCCAACTCTTTCTCTGATTTGTTGTCTTATGTGATTAGCCATTATTGTTCTTGTAAAATTAAAACTGTAACACCTGTGTTGTCAGGTTGCACATTTACCACAGAATATGTTTTTGCACTTTTGATAGTATTACCATCAAGATCAGTTTGTGCTGAAAAAGCCAAACTGTCACCATGACTAGCTGAAGATACATCTTTGGTTTTGCAATATGCAACAGGTGTACTGCTTTCCACACCTACAGTCAAACCATCTACAGATAAATATTCATCTTCAAGAATAACCTTGATAGTTGATGCAGAACCGCCTGAAGGTGTATAAGTTGCAGAAACACCATGTCCAAAAGAAGAATCGAAATAGCCATCGAAATCGCTATCAAATTCAAGAGCCATTATTTACCCTTTCTTTTGCTAACTTTTTTGTTTTCTGATTTTTCTAAACCTACGCTTCTATCTTTTTTTTCAGTTTGTTTGGCTTTGCTTTCTTCTGCCTTGCCATAACTAATTAGAATATTTGCTTCATCATTAGACAATTCTACAACGTCACCAGCAGAAACTTTTTTACCACTTGCAACTGTATCTCTAAGTATTAAAACTTTCATTGTTACCTCTTTCTTTTTTGAAAGGGCAGTAGAGATTATCCCTACTGCCTTTTCAGTTGTTAAAACCAATTATTAACTTGCGTTACAGAATGATACTGCGTGTCTTACCGCAACATCTACTGATTGTAATGCAACAATTCTAACTGTTCCTGATGTACTGTTTGTGAAAGGATCCACAGTTATATCAAGACCGCCAAAGAACCCAATTAATAGGTCATTGAAGTTTCCGAATACATAGTTGTTCGCTGACAATTGTGCAGATACGACTACAGGATAGCCATTAACCTGATTATTTTCAGCTACGAATAAACCACTTCCAGAATCTTTCGCAGTAGTTTTTAGCGTTCCATAGTTTGTTGGATGTATGATATATGCTAAATCACCAAGCAAAGCGTTATCAACAGCTACAGCAGTTTCAATAGAAACCATTTCTGCAAAAGTTGGTGCAGCAGCACTACTTAAAGAAACAGTATTGATACCTGAAGTATTAGTGATTCCTGTTGGATTACCACTTGAGCCACTTCCTTCTAAAGCACCATTATCTATTGCAGATGCCATACCTTTAGCTAGATCATCACGAATTAAATTTTCAACATCTAAAGATGATTGAATCATTAATTGTCTAGTTACGTCTGTATGAACACCTAAAGTTTTTGGTGACATTGTTACAGAACCTATAACCATTTCAGATTCGCCTGAAGCACCACCTTCTGAACTAATAAACTGTGCTGTTGAAGCAGTAGTTTTCTTAGGGATTTTTACATCGCCTGATAGTCCATTTAGGTTAGAAGCTAATGGCATAACAGAACTTGCATTTCTTAAAGCATCAATAAAACTACCTGCTCTGAAATCTTGACCGATTAAACCAGCATCATCAGATGCGTTTAAATCTCTAGTGTTCCAATTACTTAGAACTTCAGGTGGTAGCATTATGCCTTGTGCAGTTCTGCCATAGTGTTTTGATGCTTGTTCAGAACATTCAAATTCAAATTCAGCATCCCTTTGTGCTTTTCTGTCAGAAGGATTTGCTAAAGCATTAATCGCCTTCATAATAGAAAATTTACGCACTTCTTTTTTTGTCATGCCAATTTCAGCAGTTTCCAAAGGTTTATCATTAGAAATGTTATCTAATAAGATTCCTCTAAATTCTTCTACTGAGTTGCCATCTTGAATTGCCTTGTCAGCTAAATCCCTTCTGTTGTGTTTTGTAGCTAAGTCAATAATTTCTTTTGAGTTTCTTTGAAATTCTTCTTTAGCTTCGGCAACAGTTTGTTCTCTAACTTCATCAAGGTTTATTTCATTTTTAACTTCTTCAGTCATTGTATTTACCTTTATAGTTTGTTTGTTTTCAGAACGTCCAACACCGACTGCTTGTGATTGATCTGCTGGTACAGAAACAACACTTACTTCAAGCGGTGTTGTTTTTACTCTATACATAGGCTTATCTTCTTTATCGGTTCTGATACGTTCCATGCCGTCTATTTTGTAGCCAACTGAGATATTTTGACGTATACCATCCTTGACATCTTGAAATATCTCTTCTGATAGTTCGCTTCGACCAAAACGAACAATTGCCTTTGCACTTTTTTCAGAAGTATCAATTTCATATCTTTCGACCACACCAATCTGCTTAGTCATGTCATGGTCTAAAAGTAAAGGTGATCTGCCACTACCAATAAAGCTAGTGTCAATATCCTCTTCTGCGTGTGAGATTATTTCCATGCCAAAATCTCTTTCGACAGGTTCTTCGGAACTTACTCCGATTCTCACCCTTCTATTCTCCTCGTCGATGTAAGATGCTCTTGAAAGGTCTAAAGTACGATAGACAATATCGGACTTATCTAACCTTTTCTTTTCTTCATCTTCATCTTCATCATAATGGTATGGACGTGATTCCAACATATCGTCTTTATCTTCATCTTCTACCATTTCTCTTTCGACATCCTCATGCTTTGAAAATTCAATGATGTATTTATCATCTGTTTCTTCAACACTAAGGATGCTTCTATCTTCTTTATATTCCATAGATTTTTCCTCATTTTTTGATGATAAGGGATGTCCTTCAGGAAGTAAGTCTGTGTCGTGCTTACCACCCTGAAATCTTCCATTTCGCAAAGCGAAAAGAAAACTATTAACTCTTGCATACGCCCATTGTTCAGGTGAACTGACATTAGGTCTAACTGAAGCAGGATTAGTGTTATAAGCACCTATACCCCTTTCAAAGACTGCAAGTAAAGTTCTATAAGTTGTTCTTTTTGAAGCTGTACTGCCAACTTCTTCATTATGTTCTACTACTTTTTCTTTTAAGCCTTTTTCTACTGCATCAGATACTTGCCTTTCATCTTCTACTTGTTGCACAGATATTTTGCCACCCATGCCTGAATGATTTACGCAGTAATAATATAAATCAGGTGTATCTGCATCAATAGTTATTGCAATCGATGCACCTTCCTCGCCTGCCTTACCTGATATTTCAACACCTTTTGTATATGCTTCACCATCATTATGCACACCATCTTCTGTAACAGAAAATCTTAAAGCGTGTGTTTGATTTGAAGCATCAGATAAATCAAATTTGTAAGTATTA